GCTCCTTTCAGTCTTCGATGTGGGTGAGGTCCATGTAGCGGTCGGAGGCCAGGTCGATCAGCAGGGCCTTGTCGGCGCTGATCGCGACCGTCTGCGTGGCGGTCTTCAGGGCGTAGCTCTGGCGGCCTTCGAGGTTGAGGTAGGCCCGGACGATCCGGCATTCCTGGCCCAGGTAGGTGTTGGTCTTCTTCGATGCGTACGGGTGGTTGTTCATGTTCGTCTCCTTGTCGAGCTAGAGGTTGATGCGGGCCTTCCGCAGGGCTTCGACTGTGGCGCGGGCCTGGTCGGCCAGGGCGCCGATCTCCGGGTGGCTTTCAAGGATGCCGTCCTGCCGCATCTGCCAGACCATCTCGCGGAGGAGGCTCTCGGCATCGGCCAGGGCGATCTTGGCGTTCTTGGTTTTGGCGGGCGTCGCGTTCATTCGTATCTCCTTGTCATGGCCTACGTTACATGCACATTAAGCCATGCGTTCCGCACCGCATCAAGGGCATTAACTCCTTTTACTGCAAGAACTTGCAGATTGTCGTAAGTGCCAATGACCCCAACACATGAAGCGGCGAAATCTTTGAAGATCACGGCCATTTCCGTGGCGGACGCGGCCCGAATTCTGGCCACGGCGTACGGGAGACGCGTGACGGAGGAGCAGGTCCGCGAGGTGGTGGAGGCGGGCGACCTTGCCCACGCCGACGGGACCTTCAGCCTGATCGACTACGTGGCCTTCCTGGCCGAGGAGGTGACCAGTGGCCACGCAGATTGACCCACGCAAGCTCCGGCCCGCCGACCTGCTGCGGCTGGTCAACGCCGCCGGGCGCGGCAGCGTGCTCACCGAGTTCCAGCTCCGCCGGCACCGCAACGAGGCGGGGTATACGATCGGCGATGCCCGGACGGTGGACCTGTTCCGCTACGCCGCCTGGCTGACGCTGGAGTACTTCAAGCCCCACGCCGAGCCGCTGAGCTACGAGGAGCAGAAGGCCCGCCAAGCCGAGCGCAACGCGGAGGCCGTCCGTGCCGCCCAGGATATCGGCGAGATCCCCGCCGTGGCCGACCCGCAGCGGAAGGTTAAGGCGGAAGCGTCGTTCCGGTTCTTCTGCGAGACGTACTTTCCGGAGGTCTTCTACTTCGCCTGGTCCCCCGACCACCTGCGGGTGATCGACAAGATCCAGAAGGCGGTCCGCACGGGCGGGCTGTTCGCCATGGCCATGCCGCGCGGCAGCGGCAAAACGGTGCTCTGCCAGACGGCCGTTCTGTGGTCGGCGTTGATCGGGGCGTCGCCCTTCGTCTGCCTGATCGCCGCCAGCGCCGAGCGCGCCCGCGACCTGCTGGAGAACATCAAGATCTGGCTGGAGACCAACCCGCTCCTGCATGACGACTTCCCCGAGGTGACGTATCCGATCCAGTGCCTGGAGCGGATCACCAACCGCCAGAAGGGCCAGAAGTACAAGGGCGATCCCACGCGCATCGACTGGGCCTCCGACCGGATCGTCCTGCCGACCATCGCGGGCTCGAAGGCGTCCGGCGTGGTGATCTCCAGCAGCGGCATGAAGGGCAGCGACATCCGCGGGCAGAACTACGCTCGCGCCGACGGGCAGGTGGTTCGCCCGCAGCTGGTGCTGGTGGACGATCCCCAGACGACCGAGTCGGCCTGGTCGCCGTCGCAGTCCCAGCGGCGTGAGGCGATCCTGGCCGGCGACGTGCTGGGCATGGCCGGGCCGGGCAGGAAGATCGCCGGCCTGATGGCCTGCACGGTGATCCGCCCGGCGGACATGGCCGACAACATCCTGGACCGCGAGAAGCACCCGGAGTGGCAAGGCGAACGCACGAAGATGGTCTACGCCTTCCCGGCCAGCGAGAAGCTCTGGGCGAAGTACGCCGAGATACGCGCCGATTCACTCCGCAATGATGGCGATGGCTCGGAGGCGACCGAGTTCTACCGGGCCAACCGGGAGGCGATGGACGCCGGCGCGATCATCGCCTGGCCGGAGCGGTTCAATGAGGACGAGCTCTCGGCCATCCAGCACGCGATGAACCTGAGGTTCCGCGACGAGGCCGCGTTCTTCGCCGAGTACCAGAACGAACCGATCATCGAGGCGATCGGCGAAGAGATGCTCACCGCCGAACAGATCGCCGCCAAGCTCAACGGCTACCGCCCCGGGGAGATCCCCATCGGCTGCAACCACCTGACGATGTTCATCGACGTCCAGCAGAAGGTGCTCTTCTGGATGCTCTGCGGGTGGGAGGAGAACTTCACGGGCTACATCGTCGACTACGGCGCCTGGCCCGACCAGAAGCGGGCGTATTTCTCGCTGCGGGACCTGCGGGCGACGATCGGCCGGGCGGTCGCCGGGGCCGGCATGGAGGGGCAGATCTTCGGCGCCCTGGAGAAGCTCTGCGAGGAGCGACTGCCCCGCGGTTACCGCCGCGAGGACGGGGCTGCAATGCGGATCGACCGCTGCCTGGTCGATGCCAACTGGGGTCAGAGCACCGATGTGGTCTACCAGTTCTGCCGCCAGAGCAGCTTCGCCGGCGTCCTGTTGCCCAGCCACGGCAAGTACGTCGGGGCTTCGAGCATCCCCTTCAGCGAGTACAAGCGCAAGCACGGCGACCGCGTAGGCCTGCACTGGCGCATTCCGAACACCATCGGCAAACGCCAGGTGCGGCACGTGCTGATTGACACCAACTACTGGAAGAGCTTCGTCCACGCCCGGCTGGCCGTCGCCATGGGCGATCCGGGCTGCTTGTCCTTGAGCGGCCGGGATGAGAAGGCCCATCGGCTGCTGGCCGACCACCTGACGGCCGAATACCGCGTGAAGTCGCTGGCCCAGGGGCGGACAGTGGATGAATGGAAGCTGCGGGCAACGCGACCCGACAACCACTGGCTGGACTGCCTGGTGGGCTGCGCCGTGGCGGCGTCGATTCAGGGTGCCGTCCTGGCGGGCGTCGAGATGCCATCAGTCCGAAGAGAAGCGCGTCTGAGGTTGTCCAATCTTCAGCGCAGAACGCGATCTTGAAAGAAATGTAACGTTACTGTTGGGTCTGGTAGTCCAAGGCTTTGCCAAGATCCGCTAGGTGACGCTTTCAAGATCATTGACCAGGGCCTTGATGAAATTGATTGCACCTGTAACGTACGCTGTCTCGATTTCAATCAAGGTCGGCTTCCCTCCTCTCTGATGCCGACGGATATGCCCTTCATGCACGATAAGATTGCGCGTTCGCATGATCGAGTTCATCTCAGACTTAAAAGGTTGGAAATTAGGCAGGTGGCGAGCGGCCTGAATACTACCAGAGAGGCCTGTAATCCCAATCAACGAGAAAGCCATCTCGATCTCTCTCCAGCTCTGAAAAGGCCGTTTATGCAGGATTTCCTGAATCTGGTTCCGAACCAAATTTGCCGGCCTCGCTTGTTTATTTGCCTTCTTCGCTGCAGATGCCTTCTCTGTAATCTTGATGGCAAGGGAGACCGGGATGGAGAATTCCTCCTGTTCCTTCGTCAAATTGGACGTCTTATAAGCAGCAATTATGCGCTTTGTTACACGATCGTGAGCGTATCGATCCAGAGCTGCCACAGCTTTGACCAGAGCTAAACGTAGAATGTCGTCATTCAGAATAGCACGCTGAGGCGCAGTGACGGCCATAGCTAACGGCAACCCCCCGGCAAGCTCCCCATGAAGTGCCACTAGCCGCTCCGCACGGTCCACGATGTTGTCAAATGCTGCCTTGGGGGTCATGGCTTCTCCATTCGCTAGTCGTCGGCCTAATGGTGTTCAGCACAACTCGACTGGTGGCTTGTGTGTACTTCCAATCCACTTGCGGCATCCCCAGCATGCGTCGTATCAAGCGGAAAAGCAATATGAATTCATCAGGAGTGCTGCAAAACAATCGGTTACCTGCCCTTTTCTGATTTTTCGGAACTTCACGGTGCGCCTCTTCCACCACGGCATAGGTAACCAATGTGAGGGCATTGCCTTCGCTTGGGAGCCTGCATGGCCGAAGACCTCGACATAATCCAGCAGAATGCCGCCGGGCCACGGAAGGCAAGCAGTGACTCCGTCTCTGTCGAGCAGCATCCCCTGCCCGACCAGATCGCCGCCGACAAGTACCTGGAGTCCAAGAAGGCCAGCCGCGCGAAGGGACTCGGCATCAAGCTGGCCAAGGTCAGCCCGGGAGGGACCGTCTGATGTGGCCGTTCCGCAAGAACAGGAAGGCCCGGCGGTCCCTCCCGGCTGCCGTTCCCGCCGTGCTGCGGGCTCGCTTCGACGCCGCCCAGACCACGGCTGAGAACGCCCGGCACTGGGCCATGGCCGATTCCCTGTCGGCCGACAACGCCGCCACGGCGGACGTTCGCAGCAAGCTGCGGGAGCGTGCTCGCTACGAGGTCGCCAACAACAGCTACGCCAAGGGCATCGTGCTGACTCTCGCCAACGACTGCATCGGCACGGGGCCCAGGCTTCAGCTACTCTCGGCCAATGCCGAGGCCAACCGCCGCGTCGAGACCGCCTTCGCTCAGTGGGCCAAGGCGGTGGACCTGGCGGGCAAGCTCAGGACCATGCGGATGGCCAAGAGCACCGACGGGGAGGCGTTCGCCGTTCTGACGGCCAACCCGATGATCGACTCCCCGGTGATGCTGGACGTCCAATTGGTCGAGGCCGATCGCGTGGCGTCGCCCGTCATGTCGATGTTCTCGATGGTCAGCGACATCGACGGGATCATCCTGGACGCCTACGGCAATCCGCGGACGTACAGCATCCTTCGCCAGCACCCCAGCGATCTGAGCTACTGGCTCAATGCGGTGGACATGGTGGATGCCGACGCGGTGGTTCACTGGTTCCGGGCCGATCGGCCCAGCCAGCACCGGGGCATCCCGGAGATCACCCCGGCGTTGCCGCTGTTCGCCCAGCTTCGACGCTACACGCTGGCGGTGATCGCTGCGGCTGAAACCGCCGCCGACTTCGCGGCCGTGCTGTTCACCGACTCCCCGGCCAACGGGGAGGCCCAGGCCCTCGAGCCGATGGACGTGGTCGAGCTCGAGAAGCGTATGGCCACGGTGCTGCCAGACGGCTGGCGGCTTGGGCAGATCGAGGCCCAGCAGCCAACCACCAGCTACGCCGAGTTCAAGCGGGAAATCCTCAACGAAATCGCCCGCTGCCTGAACCTCCCGTACAATATCGCCGCCTGTAACTCCTCCGGCTACAACTACGCCTCGGGGCGCCTGGACCACCAGACCTACTACAAGTCCATCCGAGTGGAGCAGGCCCACCTGGCCGAGGCGGTGCTGGATCGCATCCTGGCCGCCTGGCTGGCCGAGGCGGAGCTGCTGAGCGAGTTTGCCTACCTCCGCACGGCCGGGGACATCCCACACCAGTGGTTCTTTGACGGGACCGAGCACGTCGATCCGGCCAAGGAAGCGACGGCCCAGGCGACCCGCCTGGCCAGCAACACCACCACTCTCGCCCAGGAATACGCCCGCCAGGGCAAGGACTGGGACACCGAGCTTCGCCAGCGGGCCAAGGAAGTGGCCCTCATGAAGGAACTGGGGCTGACCGTCCCGCCGCAGGGCCAACCCACGAACGCCAAACAGGAGGCCGACACGGATGTCGAGCAAGAGCAAGCAGCCTGAGTACCTGAACTTTCTCTGCCCGCTGACCGTCGAGGCGGCCGGCGAAGCGGACAAGCAGATGCCGCGATTCCGCATGGTCGCCTACACGGGCGGAGTGATGCGGATCACCGGCTTCCCGCACCCGGTGGTGGTCGACCTGGAGGGCCTGGCCATCGACCGCCAGGACATCCCCGTCCGCCTGGACCACAATCCACGCCAGGGGGTGGGCCACACGCAACGGGTGGTGATCGACAACGGCCAGGTCGTCGCCGAGGGCCTGGTCAGCCGCGATACCTCGTGGGCGCGGGACGTGGCGAAGTCAGGCGTCAACGGCTTCCCGTGGCAGGCCAGCATCGGCGCTGCCGTCGTGGACGCCGATTTCATCCCCAACGGTCAAAGCATCACGGTCAACGGAAGGACCTTCGACGGCCCGCTGCACGTGGTCCGTAAGGCCATCCTCAAGGAAATCTCGTTCGTCGACAGCGGCGCAGATCCCAGCACCACCGCTCGGATCGCCGCCCAGAGCAAGGAGCAAACTTCTATGGACGCAAACGACACCAGCACCGCCAACCAGGACACCGCCGCCCAGCCCGCCAGCGCCGACACCATTGTGGAGGCGGCCGCCAATGACACGCCGCCTGCCCAGGAGACCCCGCCTGCCCCGCCCCCGGCAACGCCGGCCACGGTCAACGCCTCGGCCGCCGACGGCGACCCGGTGACGGCGATGCGCCAGCGCATGGCCGCTGAAACCCGCCGCGTGGAGGCGATCCACAAGCTCTGCGCGGGCAAGCACCCCGACGTCGAGGCCCAGGCCATCGAGGACGGGTGGGACGAGACTCGCACCGAGCTGCACATCCTCCGCGCCAGCCGGCCCAAGGTCCCGGCGGTCGCTACGTCCCAGCGGCCCGCAGGCCCGCATGTGTTCGAGGCTGTGGCGCTGATGGCCTCCGGCATGCCGATGGGCCGAATCGAGGCCGTGTACGCCGCCCCGATCCTGGAGGCCGCCGACCGCCTGCGCGGCGTGGGCATCCAGGAGTTCTGCGAGCTGGCGTGCGGTCGGCAGCTGCCGCGCTTTCGTCGCGACGCCTCCGGCTGGCTCCAGGCCGCCTTCAGCACCACCAGCCTGCCGGGCATCCTCAGCAACATCGCCAACAAGATGCTGCTGGAGGGGTACAACTACATCGAGGACGCCTGGCGGAAGATCG